CGATGCCGGTCTCTTTCCAGGCTTTCTCGCGATCGACGAGACCGGTGAAGTTGCGCATCATGAAATCGCGCTGCCGCTGGAACAGGTCCTCGGCACGCCGACCAGTCTCGGCAGCGGTCGCGAGCGCGATCGTCTGATCGGCCCGCTGGAAGACCGGCGCGAGCTTTGTCGACATGTCGCGCAATGCCGCGTCTGCCTCCTGGAACTGCTGCTGCACCCGATTGAAATCGGCCTCGGATGGCACCTTCTCGATCTGCCCCTGGAGATCGGCGAGGCGCTGCTCGGTCGTCGCGCGCTGCGCCTTCGACAGCTTTCCGGTGAGTTGCTGCTGTAGCTGAGTGATCTGATCGGCGATCAACTGATTGGCCGCCGTATCACCCCGAGCGCGCGCTGCATTCATTTCCTGCAACTGCGTCGACAGGGCCGCTGTGGTGGCCTCCTGGCGCTCGAAGTCGCGGACCATGTTGGGTGCGATCGTGCGGGCTACCTCGCGTCTGTCGAGCCCCAGATCGGCCGAGGTGACGTTCTCGAACCAGGGGGCATTGAGGACGCGCCCCATCGCGGTCTCGGTGGTGCGGGCCGGCGCCTTCGGATAAAAGGCATCGACATCGACCGGGCGACCGGTGACGATCTGCGCTACGGCGGACTGTGCTGCTGCATGATTGGTCTCGGCATCGGCAGCAACGACCGGTGGTGCTTCCAACCGGACGCGCGCTGCTGCTTCCAGTTGCTCGGGCAATCGGCCCCGCAGATAGCGGACCGTATCAAACGCGCCGCCGAAGCCGAGATTGAGCACCGATCCACTGGCCGCACCGAGCAACACGTCGCGCAAGGCATTCCGGACATTATAGCCGGACTGCAAATCATCGGCGGCAGCGAGCCGAACCCCGGAAGCGATGGCTTGCTGCGTCGCACCGAACTCCGCACCCATAACACCACGAGCGACCAAACGTGGCCCCAAACCACCGCCGAGCCGCGATATGATCGCTTCCTCACCGATGCCCGGAATAAAGCCGAGCGCGATATTGGTCGGGTCGGTGATCATCCCGGTGACATCGAGCGCCCGCGCCGTCAACCACGAATGGTTGGCCTCGTAGCGCGCGATGTCGGATTGCTGCTGGATATCCTGCGCCTTCTGTTTGCCGAGAACTTCGGCGAGCTTCTCGGGCATCGGCTGGTCGCCGATCGGGATCACCTTGCCGCTGGGATCGCGTGGGGCATAGCGCTCGTTGTAGCCGTTCGGTCCATCCGGTTGCAGGATCGGCGACTCGATGTGCTGCACTTCGACTTCCGGGTGCTCGGTCGTGAAGCTCGGGTCTTCCATCGTCGCGTTGATGCTGGCGTTGAGGAAGTCGCGCCACCATCCCCCTTCCTTGTAGGGCGCCTGTTCGGCTTCCTTGAGGAAGATGCTACCGAGATGCTCCTGCGACATGACTTCCGGCAAGGTGCCAAGGAAGCTCGAACTCATCTTGCCGTAGGTGGAGGCCGCCGCCGCTTCGGATGGCTCGACGATATCGCCTTTAGGTCCGGTGCCACCGAGACCATCAGCGATCAGGGGAAATGGCGATGCCATCAATACGGCCCCTCAAAGCTCGGTGGTCCGGGCGGCACTTGAACTGGCGGCCGGAGCGGCTGGTCGGTGAACATGATCTTGATCGGGTTGCCGGTCTTATCGAGCACGCGACGACCGGCGCCGTCGACCATCACCACGCCGTCATCCATCTTGTCGGTGACCCATGATGGATTGGCCTTGATCTGCGCGATGTAGAGATCGGGCGACGGCTGCCCGAGCTTGCCGAACCCATTGGGGATCGTGACGTTGTCGATGCTCAAACCCTGGCGGATCACTTCGGCATTGCCGCTGACCGTGTTGAACGCGGTATGCGGTACGCGAGCATTACCAAGCCATTCGTACTTGCTATTGATCGCGGCGTTGACGGCATAGTTGGCAGCGCCATCGGTCGAAGTCGCGCCGCTCGGATCGAACGCATACTTCGACAATGCCAGACTGTCGATCGCTCCCATCAACGAGTCGACCTGTGCGCCGCTGCCGCCGGCATTGAGGATCGACAGCCGGAACTTGCGAATGTCGTCATTGGCACGGATGCCGTTGCGGATCGCGTCGTATTGCTGGGTGCCGACGATGTTGCGCCAGAACGACTCGTTCTTACTGGCGGTCTCACCCGGTCCGAGTTTTGCCTGCGCGGTGGTCTGCGCATTGAGACCGCGTGCCAGCAAGTATTGATCTTGCGGATCGTCGAGCGTCGCCATCAACTGATAGCCGGCCGGCAATTTGCCTACGGTCACGAGATCGGCATAGGCTTTCTGATACTCGTCACCCCAGGCATGGTAAAAGGATTGCAGCTTATCGGCGGCATGTTCTGGATCACCGATGATTGACAACGCCGTCTGGCGCGACATATCGGCGGGCATGATATGCTGCCGATCTTCCGGGAGGCCGAGTTCTTCTTGCCGCGTCAACATCGCGCGGCCGAAGGCTTGCAGGTTGTCCGGGTTCGATAGATCGGCGCTGTACAGCTTGTATAGATCGCGATCGTTGCTCACCAAGTAACGGGCCGGATCGGCGCGGGCATCCTCATCCGGGTTGCCGGTCATGCCGATGCCCTTGAGGAAGCGGTTCGCGGCCGATGTATAAGCCAGCACCATCTTGTTGTGCTCGCTGAACCCCTCGGTGTCGGTGGCGACCAGCGAGTCTTGCAACTGCTGCATCGTCGCCTTGATTTCGTTGACCGGGGTGTGCGAGATCGCCGGGATCAAGGCGCCGATCGTCTTCGCCTCGTTGAGGTTTTGGATCAGCTTGTCGGCGGTCGGCTCATCGAAATAGAACCGGATCGTCTTCTCGTTGTAATTAAACGTCTGGCCTTTTTCGAGTTGCGCCAGACCATTCTTCAATTCGTTCGTGAGCGACTTGCGCTGGTCACCGGTGCGCAGGTTGTATTGCCGCACGGTATCATCGGCGATGCTCTGCGCTTCCTTCTCGTAGATCGCCCGCGACTCAGGATCGTTGGCGGTCGCTGCCGGCATCCGACCCATTATGGTGTTGTAAATCTGCTCGCGCGATGGGTATGGCCCTGGTCCCGGTGGCGGCTTACCAGCAAGTCCGGCTGCTGCCGGGGCAGTCGAGCTTCCACTTGTAGCAGGGGGGCCTTCGTCGCCTCCTGCACCCGTTGACGGTTGTGCCGGCTCGCCTCCCGGCGAGTAATAGTTCGCCTGTGATTCGTGGAGGCGCTGCGCGTAGGCATCGGCATGCTCGGGCGTGTCGAACTTGCCAAGGAATTGCCCGGTCTTGTGGTATTGCTCGATAGCCTCTTTGTCGGACAGAATGCGCGAGCCATCAGCAGCGACGGTCGGAATAAGGACTTCCTTGCCATCCTCGCTGAATGACATCGACCGCACGGTGCTGACAGTGCCGTCTTCATTACGGACGACAGGCCGCTTGGCGAGATCGATATTGCCCGGCTCTACGAGACCGGGGGTTGGCCCGGTTGGACCGGCTTCCGGCGCAGCACCAAAAGCTTTCGCGACTTCGGGTGACGGCTTCGGCCCCTGGTAAATTACCGTGCCGTTTTTATCTCGGATGATCGTCGGGGCTTCCGTAGGCGCCTGACCGGCCCGCTCTTCAGCAGCACGATCCGGCGGTACGCCCTGAACCCCACCACCGGGCATCGCCGCGCGATTAGCCGCAGCGCGATCCGGTGGGGTCGACTGGAAACCAGTACCAACACCGGGCGCGGCTCCGGTGATCGCATCCATCTGTTGCTGCCAGCGTTGGACTGCCTGTGGCCCCTCCGCAACGATCGATGGCGGCGGATGTTGTGGTTGCGTCCATCCACCAGGGTATGTCTCGCCACCAGCCCCGACAGCGGCTTGAGATGGTGCGGTTGAGCTACCGACCATGGTATTAGCAGCACCGACACCACCCGGCCCGGCCCATTCGAAATGCATCGGGTCTTTGCGGTTGTGCCAATCGCCGCCCCAAATCAATCCGTGTTTGGCAGCAATATCCGAAATATCAGCCGGCAGGTTTGTCTTGAGCGGCCCCGTTCCCATCGGGTTTTCGCCGGGGTTGATGTCGATGGCATTGCCAAAGGCATGTTGACTGAGAGTATGACCGCCGCGAATGTTGCGCAGGTTATATCCGCCGCCGCTGGCAATCTTGTAGCCGCGAGCTTCCAGGTCGTCGATGAACCCTTTGAATGCTTGTGCTGCCTGCGTGTTGACGCGGAACTCGACCCCTGATTTCGAGCTTATCAACGTCAGATTCTTTTCTTGCCAGCCGGGCTGATTGGGATCACCAAACGTCGCAGCGGTGGCGTAGTTCGCCGTACCACGAGCAACCGGGGGGGTTTGCCCTCCGTATTTCTCCACAGGCGGGGGCGGCTGACTGGCAATGGTGGTCGTAGGGGCCGGGGTGTGGTTCGGATCGGCCCCATCCCATTGGCCGATGCCATTGTCGCGGGCGCCATTGAACGGCTGCCAGCCGCCATTGCGACGCCAGTTCTGCATCGCCCACTTGATGGTCGCGACTTCGTTCTGCGGCTTCGACGGATCGATCCCGGTCTCCTGATAGAACTTGTCGCCGAGACCGCCGCCGCGATGCAGATGGAATGCACCGAACGACGTATTACCATCACCGGAAAAGCTGCTCAGACCTTCGTAGCTCGCAACCTCGACGGCGCGATCCGGGTTGATGCCATTCTCCATCGCGTAGTGTCGGATGACCGGCACCATGCCACGAGGATCATTTGCACTGCGCGGACCGGGCTGGACATCGGGATCGGTCTGGAATGTCGAGCCGGTATCTCCACCGGCACCGGGTGCTCCGAAATCGACCGGCGATGTCGAGCCGCCACCGGGTGCCCCCGGACGTGGTGGAGCACCACCGGCTGGGCCACCCAACAGGCCATTGACGATATCGGTAGCAGCTTGATGCGCCCCCAAGGCCGCGTTGCGGCGCCTGTATTCCTCTGCCCGCCCTTCCAGGGTCGTCCGCATCGTCGGCGAGATATATTCGCCGTAACGAGAGCTTAATGCCGGCCATTGCGAGGGATCGTCCCGCAGCATCGAGGTGATGGCGGTTTCCGCATGCGCATCGTAGGTTTTCTGAAAGGTATCGAAGAGTTTGGCGCGATGCTCTGTGGTCATACCAGGGATCGCCAACGCGGCATTCAGATCGTTTTTATCCCCTTCCAGTACCCGGTCGAGATCGAGGGTCGTCGGGTGGGTGCCGAGCATCGCGGTGCGTTGGTTGAAGTTCTTCTGGAATCCGGCTTCGACCGCCGCACCAGCAGCATTGGCGGCATCGGTCTCATACTTCTGAAAGGAACTGCGTTGCTGCTCCCCCATCTGGCGAGCAAGTTCTAATTGCACCTTCGGTGATGAACCGGCAAATCGTGCCCGAAATTGATCTAGGCTTCCGAGGTATTGCTGATTGAGCGCTTGCAGGCGACCCGGTAATTCTTGTGGGGGTATATTCGGATCATGCTTGAGGGCATCGAGCGCTTGTTCGTGCTGGAATTCGAGATCGTTGAGGCCGGTGACCATGCTCAGTTGATCATTGGCATCCGCATGCTGTTGCAGCTTCTCGCCGAATTCGCTGAGACCCTGGCTGATCTTCTGGAAACCGGCACCTTCCATCGCAGCGCGTTCGCGGCCGAGTTCGCCGATCCGGGCAGCGGCACGCTGCTGCGCGATCATCCCGATATCGGATACGCGGATAACGTTACGTGGCTCGTCTGCTTCGTAGGGAACAATCCGTGGCATTCAGTTTTACATCCTTAAAACAATCCGAAGAGCTTGGTGACGCCGCCGAGGATGCCGCCGAGCAATCCGAACGTGCCGCTGCTCTGTGCTGCCGATGCATTATCACGCGCTGCCTGTGCCTGCGCTTTATCCGCCGCCGCCGCCTGCTCGTAATTGGTCACCGCAATCGCGGTATTGATCCCCACCATCCCTTGCTGCAAATAACCTTGCCGTACACTGTCGCGAATGACACTGGATACACTGCCGCTGATGCGCAGCCCGCTCGCACCGGCAGCCGCCTCTTCCCGACCTTCATAAGCCTGGAACTTTCGGGCATCAGCGAGCGCCTGGAGACCACCGACCTCGGCCGACAAACTGGCATTGGTCTGCGCATAATTGGCCGCTAGATCAAACCCTTGCGCTTCTGCCTGATAAGCCGCCGCCGTATCGCCCGCCGTGATGAAGCTGCCAATACCCCCGACGACAGAACCGAGTGCACCGATGCCGCCGCCAAGCTGGTTGCCACTCAGACCGAACAGGCCACCGGTACTCGCGGTACCGCTACCCAATGACCCGGTGTTGAGACTAGGCGTTAAACTAAATCCAGAACCGAACCCAGAAACAGCCGCATCGCCAATACTATCCGCCACTCAAGTTGCACCTCTCAATCTCTTGCGAAGGTCTTGATGAACCCAGCCAATGAGGCAATCGTCGCCGGATAAGGCGCGATCATCTCCAGATACATCATACCGTCGTAATCATAATCGCAATCCAAGAACCCCCAATGCACCCCCGAGAACAACTCGCTGTTCGGCAAGTCGGCACCATCGGGGTCGGTGAACTCCATCGGCCGTACATTGTCCGGGGTCGTGCCGATCGAAATCCCGCGCGACTGCGCCAACAACACCCCATATTGGTGCAGCCGCCGCGTCTCGCCCAACGACGGACCATATTGCGAATTGGTCTGATCCGGCACATTCGGGCGCAATAGCTGCACCTTGCTCGTGTACGAGACCCCAATCGCGACATCCACAATCACTCGCCCCAACGAACCATCCTGGTTCGTGATATCAATATTGCAGGCACTCGCACCGAACCCACCGACCGGCGGATTGTTCGATACATTGATCAAATAATCCGCCGTGAATTTCTTGTCGGGGTCGGACTGCCACGGCACGAACACGTACCCCGATGGGTCTATCGGCTGCTGCCCGCAATACAGCCCCGCGACCCAGCACGCGAGGGTGTCGGCCTTGCCGTAGAGGTACTGGTAATTCCAAAAGTAGATGCCGGTGCTGCTCATTTCTGATCTTCACCATCCCGCTTCTGCACGCGGAAGAACACGTTGAGCGCGTCGATCTTGGCGGGATAGGGCCGGCAGACCTCGACGATGAACATCGAGTCGTAGCCGTAATCGTCTTCCAGCAAATCCCAATGAATGCCAGTGTAAAGCGTGCTCATCGGATATTTATTCCCGCCCTTCTGCCGGAAGACCGCCGGCTCCAGTTTGTCGACAGTCGTCCCGACTTGAAGACCCTGCGTATTGGTGACCTGCAACCCGTACTGGTGGATGCGCCGCGTCGAGGCGGTCGAAGTCGGGAACGTGCCATGCCATTCCAATGCATGCGGGCGCAGGATTTGCGCCTGCGAGCAATACGGGATGCCGATCGCGGTATCGACGATCACCCGCGTGATCGTGCCGTCCGGGTTCCCCAGATCGATCGTGCAGGCGGATGCCCCAAACCCACCTTCCGGCGGGTTGTCACTGACATTTTGCAGCCAGTCGCGGGTAAACAGCTTGTCGGGATCGCTCTGCCACGGCACGAAGACCGAGCCATCCGGGTTGATTGGCCAGTCGCCGCAATCGAGACCGGCGATCCAGCAGGCGAGTTTGTCGACCTTGCCGTACCACGCGATGTAATTCCAGAAGAACAGGCCGTATGGGGTCGAGGCGAGCTTCGTCGCGGGATTATAGACGATAGTCGTGTAATGCCCGCCGGGACCACCATTACCACCGGTCATGATGGTGATCGTGCCGCTGCCCCCGCCGCCGGTACCAAACGTGCCGACGATCCCGGTCGTATCATTGCTGAACGTACCATCGCCGTTTTTACCGGAGGCCGCAACGATATAGCCACCCGAGTTATAGAGCTTCGTGCCTTCGCGCGAGCATGGGGTCGTCGGAATAAAGAAGGCGTACGAGTCGCCGGGATTGTAGATGTTGACATTGGTCGCGATCAGCGCATCGCCACCACCACCGCCATTGCCGCCAGTGAGATAGGTACCCGCGCTGCCGCAACCGCCCTGGCCGATCAAGACGATCTGGTTCGTATTGCTCCAATCGGACGGGAAGATAAACGGGCTGGTGCTGCTCTTGGTCAGGATGATGAATTTGGTCAGACCGGTGCTGGTCGATGTATACGATATCCAGATGACGCCATCGCCGCCGATCCCACCGGCGCCGCCGAGCAAGCTCGGGGCATCGGTACCACCACCCCCAGCACCACCACCGCCATACGTACCGCCGATGCCGCCCGCCTGCCCGTTGCCGCCGGGGATATAGGCACCGCCTGCACCACCCGACCCGGACCCGGTTACGCCGTCGCCGAACTCGGACCCGGTATTACCGGTCGCGCCGCTCGTGTATTGCCGGGGAGTGAGGCTATCGTCGCCCGCACCGCCATAACCGCCGGTCCCGTCGACATTGCCATTGCCGCCATCCTCGCCGAGGCCGAATGGACCAGCCGCACCACCGCCACCGCCGCCCGATGGTGGGGTTCCAAGGTGATCCTGGGCGTTGGCCTCCTCGTCGATCGAGACGTTGTAGACGGCGATGACCGTGATCGTGTCGGTGGCATTGCCTTCGTCATCCTGGGAGACAGCACCTTCGAGGGTAACCGTGATCGTATCGGTCGCATTACCTTCATCATCTTGCGAGACGTTGTAGATGCCGATGACGGTGATCGTGTCGGTGGCATTACCTTCGTCATCCTGGGTGACATGGTATTGCGCGATGACGGTAATCGTATCGGTGGCGCTACCGGCCTCGGTCTGGTGAATCGCATAATTGACCTTGGCCGTGATCGTATCGGTAGCGCTACAGGTTTCGTTGAACGAATCGTTGTAATGGACCGCGCTAGACTCGTCGACAAAGATGCTCGGCTGGATCGCATCGTAAACATGCGTCTCGTTGATAAAGATCGGGTTGGGGAACCCGCCGAGAATGACCTGCCGTGCCATCGATCGTTAGCTCAAGGTGATCAACGGATCGACATAGAAGGTAGAACTGGCTTTCGCCACCTTGACATAGGCGCGCAGATAGCCCGCCAGTTGCGGCTGCGGGCTCGATAATGTGGTGGTCAGCAGGAACCGCACACCGGCACGGAATACCGCCGTACCATCGGTCACCGATCCACCATCGATCGCGCCGGCATAACCGACCGGCAATGAACCTGACGATGTGCCAGCGGTCGTGCACCAGAACAAGCGACCGCTGTTCGACGAGACCGAGATGACATTACCAAGGCTGTAGGCATGGCTATTCTGGCGAGCCGAGGCAACGCTATCCCAAGCGCTTGCGCTATCACCGGTCAAAGCGGAACCCGTGGCAAGATTGTTCGATTTGCTCTCGGACTGGAACGAGGCTTTTGGCGATCCCGAATCGCCCAGGTAAGCGACATCTATCCAGATGTCATCGTTGTTTGGTAATGACGCGCTATTCCAGATACCGTGTAGCGTGACGGTGACATTGCTTGCGGTGGTCGGGTTCCAGATGGCAATCGGAAATGACTCGAATGGATTGAGCCACAGCACATTGGCGGTGGTCGTGATGTTCCAGGAAATACCGGTTGTACCGTCAGAGGCACCGTTGGTGCGAATAACGGTGGTTTCTTCTTGCAGAGTACCGGTGTACCAGTACCTACGTTGGACGTAGGTACTCGCGGATGACCAGCAGCGAGTAACATCAACAAACGGGCCATTACGGGAAACGGGCGTAGAGGCGATGGTAACCGACGCTCCGAGCTTACAATCGATGAAATGAAAGTTGCAGCTACAACCGTTGGCGCTGATACCACTACCATTGACGATGGTTGTACCGGAACCCAATGCTGATAAATCAACACCTTCAATCGTGATTGTGCCATCGGTGACTGTGGTAAATAAAGCTGTTGGTGCGCTGCCGGCAATAGCGCTGGCGGTGTTACGCCAAATTGTTGTGCCCTGACCCGGTTCGACGATATGGGTACTGCCACCAAAATTCCATATGGTATTGACGAGTTCGACTCTAGTCGCGTTGGTGGTTGCGAATTGCAAAGACGACGACCCGGTGGTGTTAATTTTAAGCGTACAACTTTCTAGTTTCACCCAGGAACCAGTGGACGTGGCAAAGGCAATATTACCAGTAGTACTGCCCGAACCAGAACTGAACGTAACACCATACCAATATGCTGAGTCGCCCTGATTTACGTTCAGCGAAGAAGCCGTACCAACGCCGGAGGCGACGGTTGCGCCGGTTTTGAGGCCCGATGAACTGACCGGCAACGATAGCGTGTGATCAATTGAATACAAATAATTCGGAGAGGTAACTGTACCTAACGTAGAAAGCCCTAAACCGCTACTCCGCGTTTCGGAATGATCGTCAGCGAGGTATATTGTATCCCCTGCTACTGCATAGGTATTAGCGACGACAAACTGGTTGGACAAATACGCATTCGGTGCTGCCCATGTCGAAAAGGACGTACCGAGATAAGTCCAGGTAACAGTACCATCCGCCGTCGTATTACCGACCGCACTGGTATTCCACGAAGGCTCTGACCCATTACCAGTCGTACCAGCAGTTGTGATGATGAAAATGTGCGTGCCGGCGTTATCGGTGATGACATAGCCCAATCCTGGCGCGGTGTTCTTCACCGCCGTCCAGTTTTTGACATTTGTTTTATCGCCATTGAGTGCCGCCCATCCGGTGCACTCCTGCCAAGTCACCGTGTTATCGGTGGTCTTGGCTCCTCTAGTGGTTGTCCAGTTCGGTTCACTCGTACCGGTCGTACCGCCAACGACCGCGATGAAGGCACGGGCATTAACAATTTGGAGACCACCATGCCATGTACCGCTGGCGACCGTCTGGCTGACATTGACGGTATAAGTGCCGGTGCCGCCGGTGCCGGTGCCAAGGGCAGTCACGATTGCTGTGCTACCAGTCGGGCCTGAGACATATGCCCCCAAATAGATGGTGCCCGACGTGACCGCCGTAACCGTTAGTGTGGTGGTGCTCTGGCTGGCGGTGAATACTGCTGAACTCGCACTTTGCCGACGCAATGTACCGGCGGTGATCGAGGCGCCTGATGACCAACCGGTCATCGCGCTCCACCCCACAGTACCGAGTGTCAGCGCGTTGTTGCCTCCTGTTATATTTGTGTTGATTGTGGAGTTATCGCGGACATACCACGCATTAGTCATAAAGCAAAATACCCGATAGAAACTACCGGGTATTTATCGGGACGACAGCAAGAGAATCCTCAAAGGGAGGCAGTATATGTCACGTTCAGGGTATCGCCGTTACCCACAGAACGATCACCGCCACTAAACAGCCCCGCAGAATACAAGGTCCCATTAGTGTCGTCCTTAGTATTAACCGCACCCGTCGAGGTCACGACAAAGACTCCCTTCGCCGTGCCGGTACCGGTGATCGAGAACACCACCGCCGCGCTGGTGGTAATCGCACCAGCCGAAGCCGCACCAAAGCTCATCGTCGGCCGGTTACCGGAATAGGTCGGGGCATTCGTGCCGCCCGCCTCGGTCCAACCGCTGTGCGAACTCATGGTGTCGCCGGATGCGGGGCCAGTCGTATACGAGACCGCACCAATCAAACCCATATACGGACCGGTTACCGTGTAACCGGAACCCGTCAAATACGTCGTCAACGCGAAGTTCTTGCCGACCGTCGTGACCAAGTTGTCGATAACCTCGGACCATTTCTCTTCACCATCCGGGCCGTAGCACACGATATGATAGACACCATGCGCCTCTGCGGCTTCGGTCATTCCGCCATTGCGTTGGACGGTAGCGGTGGTTACCTCATTCGCATCGGCAACTTCTTGTGTCATTAAGCATCAAAGCCTCCATTAGGATGAAAGTATTTATTGGTTAGGGTTTGGAGTCGTATATTTTCACATAGTCAATGTTGAACACGAACGGTCCGGTGTGCCCGACCGTGACAATGCTATGCCAGTTATTGCCGCCGACATAGCTGACCAAATCGTGCGATAGCTGAAGCGCCAACCCGCCGGTCGGGATCGGCTGCGAATAGTAGTTCGGGAACAAGGTCGAACCGGTCGTTGCAAAGCACGAGAACAGCAATGTGCCGTCGAAATACACCTTCACATAGTTGTTCGGCCGGTAATCGACCCCGAAGATGTGATAGGCGGCCGACAGGTCGACACCCAATCGGGTATCGAGCAGATTGATGCCGTTGAACTGGAACGAGAAATTCTGCTGGTAATCGATAATCCCACTCGACGTGACCCCGGTGCCATGCCCGAACTCGAATCCAAAGTAATTGCTGCCATCGGTCGCGGTATTCGGCTGGAACTGTATTCGTGGATACGCCCCGTAGCGCATGTCGGGGCATTTGAGACGGGTCTCGACATACCCGCCAGTAACGGGTACGACCATCGTCTTGCCGTTCGAATAGATCGCGCCGCTGACATAATCAAAACCATGGGTGAACGGGTTATAGGAACCGCTCGCCAAGGTCGCTCCCGCAGTCAGCGGGTTGACGATCAGTTGCAGCGTGCCGTCGACCTCGACCGTGTGCTGCCCCGATGTCGCGACCGAGCCGGTCAACGCCGGGTACGGGTCCTCGTAGCAGAGCCCCACCGGCAAAGTCGGCGACGCGGTCGTGTTCCCCACCGAGATCGTGACCGGGATCGCGCTGCCTGTGCTGATCGGGGCCGGCACAATCGTCACGGTGCCGCTGCCAGAGTAGAAGAAAGACGAGCCGGGTACGAGATGCCCGGCGCCGTTATCATTGATCAGATAGCCGCCGGAGCCGCCCAGGTAGGTGGCAAGCCCGGTCGTGCTGGCGAGCGAGCAGTTGTTGGTCGAGCCGGTCGTAAACGTCGCGGTGGTGCTCAAGGCGACTTGCCGGGTGGGGCCGGAATAGGGCGATGGCAGGGCGGCAGAACCGCCGCGCAAGGTGCCGTTGACATTGCCGAGACCGAAATTCCATTTGGTCGTATCGAGCACCCATTTCGAGGTCGGCAGGGCATAGACCTGGACATCGCTGAAATACGCTTCGAACGGGCCGGGATGCGCCGGGTCGTAGACTGTTCTCCAACCCGAATTGAGCGGGCCGCTGAACCCGCCGGTAAGGAACACCGTATAGCGCGTCGTGGTCGGAATGCTTTGTGTCCAGGTGCCGAGCAGCACATTATCGAAGTAGATTTTGATCGAGACGCCGGGGATCAATTCGACGCCATACAGGTGATAGTCGGCGGTCAGATCGACACCGGGGGTCTCGGAGAGCACCTGGGTAAGACCAGCAGAGGCAGCGACTTGATGCGGGAACAATCCCGACAGCGTGACACTGCTACTGTGAAAGTTCGAGGCGATGCACTGATTGGGCTGGAACCCTTGCGTGTAACCGGCTTCTAGGAGATCGATTTCGAGCGCGTCACCGTCGAGCGTATCCGGCATCATCCAGATCGCGTTCCACGAACCATACCGACTATCGGCAATCTTGGCGCGCACCTGCACAAAGCCGCCGGTTGCGGGCAGGATCATCGGACCGCCGGTCTTGGTCGAGATCGTCGACGATACGGTCGACCAACCGAGATTGAAAAATGTGCTCGATGTCGTGGCGCAGCAACTAATCTGCAAAACATTGCTGCCGCCCCGCAAATGCAACCCGCTGTCCAGATCACCCGGCGACGTGTTCGATAGCCCCGACCACGTATCGAGCGTCCATCCCACCGGGCTGTTGGCCTGACAATACGGGTACGGGTCGAGATACGACATCAGGATCGTCTGGGCGCCGTCCGGTGAAGTCGAGATGACAACGGCGCGGGCGGTCTGGGTGCTGATCGCGGTATAGGCCAACGTGATCGCCTGCGACCCGGTCGTGCTGTTGGTCGTGCCGGTGTACGTGAATAGACAGGTCGGCTCGATGGCGACGTTACCATCGTTGATGAAATAGATCGTGCCGTTGACGAGCCCGTTGGCGACACCGCCGGTCCAGGTCAAGGTCGCGGCGGTCGAACCACTCGTCAGGTTGACATGGAACCCGCCACTGATCGTGACCACCTGCATCCGGTTGCCGGAATATGGGCTCGGCAGATTACCACCGCCGGCTTGCGGTGACCCGGTCCGGACGCTGCCATGCCATCCCAGCCACGGCACCCATTTGGTCAAATCGAGATTGGCGGTCGAGAAATGATCCTCACCGAGTAGATCGGTCGAGGAATAACCAGCGGGCGGGGTCAACCCATTGACCGTACCGCTGGTGTTCGGGAAGTTGTCCTGTATCAGCAATGCCCCACCGATGATCGTATCGGTGGCGTTCGTCGCCTCCCTGATCGAGCGAGCCCAATGCGGCACGGCATTCGCGGTCGCGCTGGCATTGCCGGCCTCGGTGATTGAGGCGACGCGGTGCGCCAGCCCGGTCTCGCTGTCGGATGCGGATGCGCTCTCGTGCACGACATAGCCATCGGCATGCGAGAGTTCGCTGGCCGATGCGGCTTCGGTGATGCTCTGCGTCGAGGAGACCCCGCCGGTCTTGATATCGACCGCGATGCCCGACTCATGGATCGAGACGACATAGCTCGCGGTGTCGCTGGTCGTCATCGACGCCGAACCCGCCTCGGTGATGCGGGCGGCTGCCCCGAGCGTTTCGGATTGCGTCGTCGCGGCGGTCGCGGCCTCGGTGATGCTGGAACTTACCGCGTTGACATAGGATGCTTCTGCGGCAGAAGCGTTGGCAGCCTCGGTCTCGTTGACATTGAAAATCAAATTATCGCGTTCGGCCGCGACACCACCCTCGACCATCGTCTCGGCGATATGGAGCGTCGTGGTTTCGCTATCGAGCAAGCGAAGAGCCTCGGTGACCGACACGGCGCGATGCAAGATCACCGACTCGGTTTCGGTCGCTGAGGCGCTCTCGGTCTGCGAGGAGGGCAGGTTATTGATAAAATTGCCATCCCGAGCGGTGCCGCCCTCGGTAATCGAGAGCACAAAACTCGCTGTGGTGGTGGCCGTAACCGTCGCGCTGGCGGCATCGCTCGCACCCAACAGCTTGTCGAGCGCTGAGGTGATCGTGTCGCTGGCGGCCGATAGCTCGTTAAAAGTGTCGACCGCATCGAGCGTCGTGGTCGATCCATCATTGGCATTGCCGGCTTCGGAGGAGCCGCCGCCCGGCGCTGATCCGGTCCCCACGATCCCGCCTCCGCTCGGTGGGGGTGGGGGTGGGGTGATCGGGTATTGGTAATAGACGTTGGTGCCGGTCTGGTGCGGGCGCCACCACGGATCGGTGCTGAACGGGCCATCCGGCGGTCCGATCGCCCAGCCACGGTTCGACAGCCCGTCATCGTAGACCGCGCGGGTGGTCGGCTCATCCACTTCGGGAAGCGGAAATAATATCTCGATAAAACCGCCCATTAAAAAATCACACGGGTGGGGTCAGATCATCCATGCCGATCTGGTGCGGCGAGGCGTCGGTAAATGTTCTGCCGGAAACGGGGCCGACCGCATAACCCGCGTTACTCAAGCCATCGACATAGACAGCGCGGGTGGTCGGCTCGTCGACTTCCGTCAACGGAAAGATGATTTCGATCTGTGCGCTCATAATGCGCCGCCTCCTTTTATGTAGCTGGCTGGTTGGGGTCGAACGCCGGCAGCGGCGCGTCGCTGGTGAGCATCACCAACTGGTCGAGCGAGCCATCCTGATTGGCCGCCATCGTCACCGACATGACGTTGCGGTTATCGGGCAGCGGATGCTTGGACCAGCCAGCGAAGACCGGTTCGGGCTGGAAGTTGTTGAACCGCCGATAGCTGCACGAGATCAGTTTGCCGGTCGATGTGCAGCACCACACGATCGGCGCCGACTCTTCTTGGTAGGCAACCTCGATGATCCCATCGCTGGTCAAATGCTTCGAGTACTCGTTCAGATGCCGGCCAATAAAGCGCCGCGCCCAGATGTCGACAATAAACTCGATGACCCGGCGACCAAAGGCTTGCACGAATAGCAGCGCACCACCGACCCGGATCGCCTCGATCGAGGCGCTGCCGAACCGAGTGACCTTTTTGACGAGCGCATCGGTCGGGGTGAGGCTGCCACCGTTTTCATTCGACTGGATCACGTACTCGCCGGAGATCGAGCCGGCGACGAGACCCTCGTGGTGCGAATGCAGATAGTTGACAAGCTCCTGTTCCGAAGCATTGAGGACCAGCGAAATGCCGTGATTATCGTAGACCTGCCCCTGCGCATTTGTCGGGCACCAGTAGACCTGATGCGTCGACACCGTCGCACCGGTCAATGGCTGCGACCCGAGCGTACCGGAGAGCCCCTGCGACGTGCCCCAGGTGGCCTGGGATGATGTCGCCTGCACCACGACATTGCTGGTGCTGCTCGTTACGGTCGATGTCGGGTAGAAAGCGGGGTCTTGCAGGTTCGGTAGGGTCATGAAGCCCCCCGTGGAGCCCCCATCGCTCATGCACGCATCGATGCGGTTGGGGAGTGCACCAGCGAGCCACAGACGACCCTGATAGAATGCGCCGCAACTCGGATATTGCCCGGTCGTGTAGACGCCTAGCTGCCACGTGTCGACCTGTGCGCCGTCCGGTGCGGCGAGCCCGGTCGCGAGCAATGAGTTGCCGACGATCGTGTCGCCGTCCAATCCGCCGGTCAGACCGATCGGGTTGTGCCATTCGATCAAGCACTGTGACTGAAACGCCAAGCTGACATCATTGTCCTTGGTATACTTGATGATCCCATAGCCCCAGCGACCGAATGAGCTATCGATGTACCAGTCGGAATTGACGCCGGGCACCGATGTACTATGGCTCACCTTGTCGATATTGAGCGCCCAGAAGTTCCCTTGCCATGTCGCTCGCGGCGGGCCGTTGCCGGCGTTGGTGTAGTCGCTATCTTTCTGGTAGGGTTGCGGCTGGCACCAGATGCGGATCATCCGGCCAATGTCGGATGCTTGGAAATTGTAAGCGCCATCGGCGACATCAAATAACGATAGCCCGGTATCCTGATCCTCCTGAAAAACCGTTCCATGACTATTACCAGTTTGACTTGATCCCGGTAAAGGATCGAGGTACGGTCCGTCGAAGAATTCTGCCGTCCCAAGTGTAAACCATGGAGCATCTGTCGAGACTGCACCCGGTGGGGCGGGGATGACTTGCGTTAGTCGTTGCGGGAAGTGGTTTTTATTGAGGAAGTACGCCGAGTCGCCGGTTTGAATGACGCGCACGCGGCGCAGTTCGTCGAGGCTGGTATACGGGAGTTCGAACCGGGCGGCGTGCGCCGCGAACGAGTTGCCGTATTCGGCGACATAGAACCCGGTGGTGCTGCCATTGATCGCAACACCGGTCGCGGCGTCATATAGCTCGAACGTGACATCGGTCAGCTTGTGGATCAGAAATTGTCTGTTAGACCAGCCCGGCCCATTAGCTAAAGCAAGGCTCGGATCGATAAAAATCTGGACGATATCGGAATCGAACCAGCCGACCGTACCATTCATCTGGGTTCCCGGTGCGGAATTGATCGTCAGCACCGCTGGTGTTGTATTCGACAGGTTGACGATCTTCACGTAACTGTCGCACAGCAGCGTGAGATCGTCGGAATAGACCTTGCCAAATTGCTGCACCCAGAACCGCAGAAACGCCTGCTCGTAATGCGTGCTGTAGGTCATCTCCAGAACACAAGGCTTATGGTTCGGCAGCCAGAACGTGCGGACGACCCCGAGATCACCGAGATTGGTGTCACCGAGCCGGCGCCGACCGGAGCGGCGGGTCCACGCGCCCTCTTCGAGCGGGATGCCGTTTTCCGAAGTATTGAGAGCGGTCTTATACCTGGGATCGTCGATGCGACCTTGAGCAAAACTGCTCCATTCACCGCCAAGGAAGTTGCTTTGTTGAAATGCCGAGCCTGACTCTGTCATGCTCGTATTTATCGGGGGGCGTGGCTCTCCTTGGGTTGGCTGGCGTTAGTAGTGATCGATCGAGAACAGCAAAATCACAATTATCGCCAACACTGCACCGAAACCAAGCCAAACCAAGATGACATCGAAGGTCATCTCAGTATCGAGCTACTATGAAATCATCCTCTACTGGATCGATCGGGCCACGCTCGATGCCGTCGATCGTTCTCGCTTCGGTAATTGTCCGCGCATACTCCTCGCGGGCATCGCTGATGATCGAGACGAAATGCTCGGCATCGGCAAGACGCGGTGCCAACTCGATCGCCAGCCGATGCGCCAACCCAATCTGGAATAAGCTATCCATTTCCGGCACGGTCTGAATGTCGGCGACGAACCGCAGCATCAGCGGTTTCGCATCCCACGAGACGATGTAATTCCCCTCGTATAGCCAGTCGCGCGTCAGGTTACCGGGGGGCGATCCCAAATATGGGTTGACCCGCGCCTTCGGGTTGCCCGGTGCCGGGCGCAAAAACCCAGCCGGCAGACGGAATGCGTTGAGGGTATGGGTGTCGGCTGCCGGTCCGGCACCCAATGGGTAATTGATGTTGAGCGGGGTGAGCACCGCCGAGGTGATCACCCGCCAGCTATTACTCACCAGCGGCGAGGTGATCGTCGTGGTCCATTGCGTCGGGCTGGTATCGGGCTCGTTATTATGGTTCAGGTTGATGCGGCTCTGGTAATTGGTGCCGCCGAAGCTGACCACTTGCCCGCTGTTGTAGATGACCTTGCTATCCCAAGGATCGACCCCGGCCGGATCGTTGGCATTGGCGTTGACCAGCGAGCGGTACACGGTATAGGTACCGTCGTTGGGGGTCTTGTAGACCAATTCCCCATCGAAGTAGCTGACCGTGTCGTCGAACAGATCGACGGTGACCGGGCCGAAATACGAGTCCCAGATCAGGGTTCCCGATGCCGGCACGATGTCGGGCTCATTGCCGGTCGTGCTGGTCATGGCGACCCAAAGCTGGTTGTTGTAGGTGACGATATCCCCGGCGATGTACGCGGTGCCGGTCGCCCATGCCGGCGCGGTCAGGAGCAGCGTCGTGGTATCGATCGCCCGCAGCACGACGCGGCGGGTCGAGAACACCCACAGCGCACGGCGTAGTTCGGCAAGTCGAAGCGCATCGTACACACGATTGCACTCGACGGCTTGGACCGTGTTATCGGCGAAGGAAAAGATCGCGGGTTGGCGAAGAACCGATAACGCTTTATTGCAGATATCGACGGGGGTCCGGAGGGCGGTCATGCATCACACCCTCCCTTAACCTTCCGGCGATCCCGCGTTTCTTTGCCCGCCGGACGGAACATTGTCGACGACGCCCGCCGGGCCGCGTGTGAGGATGTAGTCATCTTCGAGCGGCTCGGTAGAACCGGTCTCAATCAGGTTGACGACAACCGCGTCGTGAAGGAATTTCTGATAGGCCGCCGCTATACCCTGCCTCTTCTGCTCACTCTGGGTCAAAGGTTCACAAATCGAGTAGGCGATACGGGCTGCCAAGGCTTCGCACAGCAATGGATCGAGCATTGTCACGTCCGATACATCAGCGACGTATCTCAAAAGGATTGGGTCCGTCTGTGCGCTGACAATAATATTGCCTTCGAGTTCGTAGTCATTGTACCGCAGACCGGCGCTGACGACGTTCGTTGCTGTAGACCCTACTTTCGGATCAGGATTGGTTATGCGCAAGTAATATAGCGGCAAAGGAAAAACATTGCGTATTTTGCCATTGATCGTGACATCGGAACCAAGCGGCATGTAGAACGGAATGTTGAATGCCGTCGCACCGGTTTGAGCCACCCAATAGGTTCCATTAGGTGGTGTATGATTGAGGTTCCCGTTGACCTTGCTCAGATACCACGTGGCATCTCCGACATTCCAGATTACCTCACCAGAATAGTACGTAACGGTGGTGTCGAAATCCGGTCCGTAAACGGTGCCGAACCACTGTTCCCAATACTGCGGCTGCCCCGCAACATAGGTCGACGGGGCATTGGTGGTCGATGCGGTGTTGTCCACCTTGCAAATCCAGTAGACGCCCGCCGTGTCTTGCACGATTTGGCCCTGGATATAACTGGTTCCCGATACCCAGGCGGGTGCGACAAACCGGTTGGTATTGGTATCCCAAGGGCGAAGAACCGAGCGGCGGATGCAGCAGCGCCAAACCGACCGACGCAATTCTGCTTGCCGCAAGGTGGTCCAGGCGAAACCACCTTCGGCGGCCTGCTTGGAGTTGTCTTGTAACGTCGAGATGCGGGTCGCCCCGACATACTGGAGAGCGCGATTTACGACATCAGTAGCAGTGGTATACAACTAGATCGGCGCCTCCTCATTATTCGCTTGGGATACGGACGATCTGCACGTATACAGCGGTAGCGCTCGACACTGCGAGCTTGTACTTGCCCGGCGCAAGGTTGACCGTGGTGTAGCCGTTTGCGGCGAATGCCGTCGCGGCCGTCACATAGGTCGAGGCATCACTCGCCAACTTTTGCAATGTGACGGTGCCCCAATTACTACCGATATAGTCGATGCCGTACAGCCCACCGGCGAGCGGAAAGGCCGCCGTATCGGCAGAAATGTTTGATGCAGAAAATGAGTCACCAGAACGCATGCGCTTTAACCAATAAGAGTACCGGCCGCGATGATTTGATCGTTCGCGGTTGCGAACAAATGCTCCATCTTCTCGCAGAACTCGCGGACCTGCTGATATGTTACTGTCGCGTCGGTGACGCGCAGTTCGAGCGGACTGGCCGATGTCGCGCTGGTCGCAACCGTCACATCACCGGGATCGATATCGAAGGCATTGCCTAGCTTGATCGAGTAGAAAGTGTCAGAAATCGTAGTAGCCCCCTTAGCTCAAATCTTTTGCGCCGTTGACGGCTTGCATAATTGCGTTGAGACATGCCCGCAGCATGTTCTTCGATACGACGGTGCTCGGGTTGTAGCTGACGACGACATCGCCAGAGACCGCAGCATTCAGATCAACGGTTCCAATGTCGGTCTTCAACGTCGCGAAATCGGTCTGTATCTGGGTGACCAAGCCCAACGCGGTGCTGTCACCAGAGATCGTCGCATTGGCGAGCGCCGCTGTAATATCGGCATCGACGGTCGACTCGTCGGTCGAGATCAACGCGGCGGTCACCCCGCCAGAGGTGTGAGCCGCTGACGGGGAATACGCATTGACCGTGGCTTGTAGCGTTATCGCCATACCACTTACACCGTGTAGCTAACTTCGGCGTAGGTGACCGGCGCACCGCTGGTCGTGGCGGTTGTCTTCAACAGGATGTCAAAGTACCCACCAGGATCGTTGGTGTAACCCATGACCTGCCACATACGCTGGTTGCGCTGTGCCGAAGTCAAGTTCTTGGCATAGTCGACTAGACCGGCAGTCTTCAAGTCAACCGCAGCACCGAAAATTTTGTTATCGGCGCTGGCGATTTGGGGAATAGTGCCCTGATACTGCACCGGCGTCCCGTCGACTTTCGAGTCGCTCCAGGCCACGTCGATATCACACGTCCAGGTTGTAACTGTACCATCCACACCAAGCCATAGGTGTTTTACTACCGCGTGCGACGGGAACCGGCAGATGCGGTACGTCGAGCCGCTGGTCTTGCCGGTGGTTGCCGTGATGCTGTCGCTGACGCTGCGCATCACACCCGGACCGCCTTCACCCGGTGGGTTGAAGACGATTGGGGTAGCGTCGAGGTTGGTTACGCTGGCGGAAGAGAGTGCCTCTGTTGTCATTATTACATGTGTCCTACACTGTTAGTTGTTATTAGTTTTGCGAAGCCCATCGAGGGGCTTCGCAATATTGTAAGTTACTTAGATGTTGTCGTTACCGACCGAGTCGTTACCGGCATCAATTTCGATTACGCGGCCCGGCTCCAGACGAGTGGCCCCGAACATCGTGTTGGAATAGATTTGTACCGGGTGACCCGAGATATCCTTACGGATGGAAACGTCGGTGAACAAATCACGCCACAGGCCGAGCGCCAGACCCGAAGGTACAAACGCGAAGCACTGGCGAATACTGGAGGCGACCGGCAGACGCTCGGAGACAATGATATTGAAACCAAGGAACTGCTGGAGCCGACCATCAACCAAAACCGGGCGGTCGTTGAACTCATCCGAGACTACTTGAGTCTGGGAAAGAAGGTCCATTTCCTGCTGTGACCCGATCACCAAGTACAAAGGCTCGGCGTCCAAATCCACATGTAAATGCCTGAATAGCTGCCTGCATTTGAGCAATTTGCGGACCGTCATACCAATCGTGGTCGACCCGTTGCCGTACGTGTCGGCAATCGTCAGACCGGTATTGGAGCCAGTCGCGGTGTTTTGCGCGTTCGCCCAGGTCTCGGTCGTAAACCCACCCGGATCAGTACCAATGGTGGAGCTACCAAAGACCGCACTAATCAGCGCGTCGTCCCATGCACGACCAATAGAAGCCGCAACGTCCTTGATGTACGCCGACTGCGGCGAAATCATTGTTTGCAGTTGCTCATAGGTATCCACCAAAAAGTTATTCTCTTTGGGGGACGGGAAGACCCAGCGACGCATGAACTGCACGTCGGTGCGACCGAGCGGCGAGAATGGTGCCGGCGGGGCTTCCATGTTGAATGCGCTGGTGTATTGGATCAGCGAATGCGCCTTACCAACACAGGCTTCTTCACGAACCTTGCCGCGAAGCTTGGACTGCATCTGCTGCAAACGCAGGTCGAGCAATGTTGAATATTGGACAGTGTATAACTGTGGAAGAAAATCTGAACCAAATGCCATGGTTCCGCTACCTCACAAAGCGTTTTTTTTGTTTTTGCTTTGGCTTATCCACGCCGTGTGAGGGCGACCGGGGCCTTGTAGGTTCTGCTGTATGCCGCCCTTATGGGTTATGGTTCAGCGTCACCTCTCGCGCGCCGGTATTTAGGCGAAATGAAGGGGTGGGGTTACTTGCCCCGGAATTTGGCAAATGTCAGCGCAAGGCGGGCACGCTTGCCGGTCGTACCCTTGTCGTTCTTATGCTCGCGGGCGAACTCCATCGGGGTTTGCCCTGCTGCGTTTGCCTGTGCGGTCAGTGCTCCGGGTTTGGAAACCGCGTTTTGCATCCATTTTGATTTCGCTGCCATGGTCGTATTTAGAAAAATAAAACCCCGCTTCGCTTACCCGAAGCGGGGTTAGGGCTCGGCTGGTTTACCCAGCGCCATCCACCAGTTCTGGCCTGTATCGAGGTCGAACGAACCTATTTAGAAAAACGCCGCCCCCAGGTCTACGAGTGGGAGCGGCGTTTCGGCTGTTGTGGTAGCTAGGCTGACTGCGGGCCTGCCACCACCAAAATTATTTACAGTATAATCGTCCTACCGGCGTGCCCCTATCGCGTTGCAGGGGTTTGTGAGCACGCTTTCCCGCCCTATCCAGTCTACGACTTATTCCGTCTTACTCTGGCATCCAGCCCTCTCCAGGAGAGCTACGGTAGTAACAACAATGAAGACCCCAACACGAAGCACCACCAACTCCAGTCGGCGTTGCCACAACAGGGTCTTGAGGCTGCGGAGTTGAAATCGCTGTACATCACAACTCTCGTTTATTTCTTGCCACGGCGAGCGGCACCGGCCATCTGGTTGGCCGCCTGTTGAGTCTGGGGTTTCGCTTGTTTCGGGTCGAACTTGTTGCACCAGTCACCCGGGTACACCTCGCCCATCACGATCTCGCAGGCAGCCGGCATCTTAAAATGTTTGCACATCTCGCAGTGATCGGCACCCTTTGCCGGATGCTCAAACTCGACCTCGTTCTTGCGGTACCGGATACGTCGCGCCATTCACTTACACGCCAGAGATGATGTGGATCAGCGCATCGAGTTCCTTCCGGGCGTTCGGGTCACCGCGATCGAACCTGGAGCGGAAATCAGCATCGGCGATCAGTTCGGCGCGGCGCGAGATCGCCTGCTCGCGGGTCATGATGCCGGATGACGATGCCGGGGCGGCGCCACTGACGAACCGGTCTTCCTGCATCGCGCTGCCGATCTTGTGGAACAGTTTGGCGACCGCCATCCGCCCCATCGTGTCGGCAAGCTGCTGCTGCTGTTCCGGGGTCACCCCGAGCGCATCGAGCGCCTTGTCGGCGACGAACATTGCGGCCTTGAAGCGGGCACCTTCCGGCGGTCCCCACTCGCGCACGAGTTCCTGCCGGTCGGCCTCTAATTGTGCCGAGGCGGCTGCTTCTGACTCGGCGCCTTTCCCCTCGGCGAACCGGAAGACACTTTCGGCGATCTTCTCGGCCATCTCTTTGGGCACATGGTTCTCGATCGCGGCCTTGCGCACGGCGTCTGTAAAGCCCGTCTGCCACGCTGGATCATCGAACGCGATATTGGATAGGGTGATCTCCTCCGGCTTCTCTACGGCGCCCAGACGCGCCCAGAACGCCTTCGTACCCTCCGGGTCATCGACACGCGGCAACCGCAATAGCTGGTCGGCCGGGGCGCCCATCAGCTTCTCGACACCCCGGTGCGCTTTGATGGCCTCGATCGCCACCTGCGCCGGGTCAAGCTGGTGCCAGCCTTTCGTCTGAATATGACCCTTGATCTCGGGATCGTTGATCTGATCCAGCCAGGAAGGTTGTTCGGTGGGAGTGGTTTGGCCGGTGGTAATGGGTTGATTCAAAATGTCATTCATTATTTGCTTTCCTTGTAAAATGCGGCGACTCGTTCTCTATACAAACGATTATATTCATCCGTGAATTTTACATAATCGTCAGGCGTCGCTGACAGGTCTTTTGCTACAGTGGCGCAAAACGAGGCTACATCAGATGCGGATAGAATCCGCGAGATTCCATAAAAAAGATCATCGTCCATCAAATTAACTAACCTCTTGTTTTAGTTGAACGGATCGTCCGCGATACACGGCGAAAACTTCATCAATGTTCAATTCGAGATTTCTCAGGATGCGGAGAACCGTCTGGCGGCGACCCTCGCGGACACCGAGACGGAACGGTTCGGTGTCGACGGCATCCTCGAATAGACCGCTCCACTCGATCAGGTCTTTGAGGACTAGCTGGCCGCTCGGGGTGGCAAATAGCTCACGGTACGAGCGGCACCATTCGCGAAAATCGTCTTCAGTCTTGAACTGCATCTTTCTTGATCAGTCGTACCATATAGTCTTCGAAGACGCGGTTGATCTCTTTTGGCACCTGCTTGTATGGTACCTTTAACCGCAGGCAGCAGTTCACGCCCATCTTCATCTTGCGGAGATCAGCGGGCTCGAAATACTGGCTGAGAAACTTGAATGCATTATCGGGTGTCATGTATAATCA